TTCCTACATCTAGCACTATCTATAAGCTGTATCTTTAAATCAAATACTTCTCCTGCTCTTCTTTTAAATGGGAGTAATACAAAGCATTCTCCATCAACAAGCTGTGTCAAAAAAGCTAAAGATTGAAGTTGTGCAAAATTACTCATTCTACAAATGTCACATTCCTTGCTGTTGCTCCATAATTCCCAACTGTATTCAATCATTTTTTGTATTTTTTCTACTTCTTCTTCTCTGATATTTAGAAATTCTGCATCTATTTTAGGTTTTACTTTCAATCCTTTTCCAACAACATTAGTTCGGAACTTCCGAAATGCTGCAAGAGCAACTGTATTTCCCATATACATTTCTCTTGATCTAGACATTAGAATATCTTTGTTATCCCCTATATCTTCATCTGCATCTTTCAATATATCTATTGAGCCTTTGAAAGCATTTTTCAACTGACTTGCTCCATGTTGAGCATAGTTATAAAAATCGAGTGAAGGATTGTATCCAGTAGCTTGGGGTATTAATTTTCCCATTCTTATCCCCCCTAATCATTTTTGGCAATTACTCTGAATGCCCTTGCTCCCCCAGATGTGCCACTTCCTACTCTGTTGCACTCATTTTCCCAATACTGCATCCCCTTTCTTATTTCAGAAAGATTTTCTCTAGTTAACTTTCTTCCTTCTATTTCATAACTCTTTCCTGTAAGAACAGCTTCTTCTGCATCAGAATATAGTTTGTATTTTCTTTTGCATTCTTCAAGAGTTTTTCCAGTATAATCTTTATATTTTTCTGATTTTCCCATTATATTTCAACTCCTTTATTTATAACTTTCTTTTTATTTTTTTTCTTTTCTCTCATTTCCTTAAGTCCATATTTCTTTTCTCTTTCTTCTTGGCTCATTTCTGCGAGTTTATTTAAATCAAGGTTCCATATTTCTAAAGCTGCAGTTGCATAGTTTCGAATATCCAATGCTTCATTTCTCTCTCTTATTTTTTCCCAAACAACAGCTCTATTTTTTATTTTTTTAACCTCTGCTGTTAATGCTTTAAAGTAATTTATTCCATAATTCTTTTTTATATCATCAGGAAAGTGACAGTATCCTTTTCCTGTCTGAACTATCTTTAATCTTCCATAAGTAATGTCTTTAAGAGCATTTACTCCTAAAGATAAAAGATCTATCCTATTATCCTTTGTTCTCCTAAATCCATTATTTACAGGAATATTTTCTCCACCTTGACCCTTAATTCCATATATTCTCATCAAGCCCTGTCTTGTTGATACAAAATCATATGTTCTTTCTGTATGATGTCCTCCTGTATCTATGCATGAACTATAAATAGTTATTGCTTTTCCATTTTTATAATAAAATTTTCTTTTAAGAACTTCATCCAAACTTTCCCAGATTTCATCCTGTTCTGGATTTCCTGGAATAATAAGGTGTAGTATTCCCCAGCTTTCTCCATACAATCCCCAGCCTATGACCTCTAACTCTATCCACTTATCTTGTACATCTATTCCTGCCGTTAAAATCAATACTTGATCTGGAACTTCTGCATCATATTTTTCTCTACGATTAAAAATATGTTCCCAATCAATTTTTTCTTTTACTTCTTCTTCATAAGTTTCTGCTAAAACTGTATTTATAAAAACAATTTTCTTTTGTTCATCTTTAGATTCTTCTACTTCTATCCATTCTTTTACTATATCAACCCAAGTTTTCCATGGACTTGCTAAGGCATTAAGTTGATATCCTACTTTGTCAGTTCTTTCTGGAAAATCATGAATCCACTTTCCACCAGCTTGATTATTTCTTTTCCATTCATGTTCTGATGAAAGAGCGCCACAATGTTCGCACAACATTTTCACTGATATTTTCTCTGTAATTGGATCTTTATCCCAATTTAAATTTCTAAATTTTAAAGTTTGATATTCTTCACATTCAGGACAGCTCAGATGCCACTTTCCTTGTGAACTTGCCAAATATTCTGTTTCTATTTCACTTGCCCCTTTTATAGTTGGAGTTCCTGTTATAATCCCTTTTCCATCTCTTACAAATGTTGTGATTCTTTTTTTAGCAAGGTCAAGTGGAGCTCCCTCATTCCCTGCTGATTTTGCATATCTATCTACTTCATCACAAAATATTAATTTTACAGGTTTTGAAGCTAGTTTATTTTCTCTGAATGTTCCAACAAAAGATATAAAGCCAGCTGGAAATTTTTTATATGATATGGTGTTTCCTGAATTTTTTTTATTTGGATCTTTTACTAATTTTTTTAATCTTGGACAATCTCTAATCATTGGAGCTATCCTATCTTTTGAATAAGCTTTTGCAAGTTCATCTGTTGGTTGGACCATTAACATTGGTCCTGGATCTATATCAATATATCTTCCAACAGTATTGTTAATCAGTTCACTTTTACTCATTTGAGCTGCTGCCATTACAATTACATATCTAACTCCTTTTTTAGTAACCATTTCATACATTTCTTTCATATAAGGAGTTCTTGAAGTATTCCACTTTCCAGGCTCGGCACTACTCTCTGGAGATAAAATTCTAAATCTATCAGCCCATTCTGCTATTCCTATATTAAGTGGTGGTTTTAAGACTTTATGAACTTCTTTAAGAAAATCCACCATTTGTCCATTTATTTTTCTTTTGCTAGTTTTCTTCAACATCCTCTTCTCCAATTTCTTCTATTTCCACCATATTTTCATCAAATTCTGATAGTTCTTCCAATGCTTCTCTACAATGCTTTTCTAAGATATCTTCAAAATTCTCAATATCTGCATTTTCTAATTCAATTTTTGCTTTAGTTGGCATTTGAAGTAATTTGCTTTTAAATCTACTTAACATATCTGTCACAGCAAATTTCACATCTTCTGCATTTAAGTATTCTTTTTTCTTTACTGCTAAATTAAATTCATTTGTTTCTCTTTGGCTTTTTCTAAGCTTATTAGTTTCATCATTTGCATTAATATAGCTCCTTAAATTAGTTCTAAGTTCATATTTTCCATTTTCATTCTTAATTAAAATATTTTTCATTGTAAGATTTCTAATTGTTCTTTCTGTTGTACAAAGTATTTCAGCTAATGTTTTAGCTGCCACATATTCTCCTGTTTCCACTCTTGCCTGTTCTAGATAAACTTTAACTGCTTCTGCTAAATTATAGCGAGTGGTATTTCCATCAACTTCTTTTTCACAATCTGAAAGAACATCTGCCATTCTTCTAGGAGTAACTCCTAATATTTCAGCTATGGTTTCTTTTTTTGCAAAAACTTTTTTCATATATACCTCTCTTTATATTTTCAGGGAAGTTGGAAAGAACTGAAAATTTCTGAGATGGTAAAAGTTCTGGGCTCGGGCGAGGTGCAGCTTAAAAAAAATACTTTCCCAGTACCTTTTTTAATCATCCAAATGCAATATTTCATTTTTATTCTCCTTTCCTTCTTCTTCCAATTCTATTTTTCTCTTCATTTCTTCATACTTTAAAACTTCTTGTTTTAACTCCATCAGCTCCTTCTCTGTATGTATTGAGTACAACTGTTTCTCTATATCAAATAAAGCTCCTATTGCAGATACTCTTTTAAGATAAGCTTCTTCTTTACTTTTAGTAACAGGTGATGTATAATCATCACCATTCAATACCTTGTCTCCTGTTGCTTTATCCAAAGCATAGCTTCTTAAATCTTCTGTAATAATCTTGTAGTCTTTCTTTACCTTTTCTCTTTCTTTTATTTCTTCATCTGCTGCTTCCAGCAGCTCTTTCATTCTCACAAGGTCTTTTATCTTTCCTTTTTCCCATTTCTCTTTAGATGCTATGTTCCTAAGGGTTCCATAGTTTATTTTATATTTCAGAGCTAAAGTTATGAGGTCTTCTCCTATTTCATAACTCTTTCGAATTTCTTTTTTTAATTCAGTAGTAGTAGTTTTTTTATTCATATTCTTTCCTTTTGCTCATGTCATTATTTTGTAATAATCAGTGTCACACTTTTTGCATATACATTAATTAAAGAAATCTGTGAAAATTTTATTTAAAAAAATCTAAATATAAATATGATTTTATGGTTATTTATATTCACATTTTCTTTCCCCACTATTTGAAATTAGTGGGGAAAAATTAATTCCAGCAAATGATTAAATTTTTTTAAATTATCATGCTGGATGTATTTATCCTTTACCCTTTTTATTTCTCTTCCTTTATGTTTTGAATCATACTTTTCTATTATTTCTATTAAAAAGCTGTAATCAAATATCCAAAACTGTTCCAGGTATTTATATACATTTCTTTCAGTTTTTCTTCCTGTTCTTCTTGCTAATGCACTGCTTTTTTTAAAAGCTAAATATTCTCTTTCTAGTATTGGTTTTATATTTTTTTCTATGTAAGCAAAAGCTTTTTTTATAAAATCCTGTTTGATTCTATATTTAAATATTTCTTCTAGCAGCTGATTATTTTTAATTAAACTTTCCAAAGAATTATCTATTCCAAATTTTTCCACCATATATTTATAGGCTGATGTTTCAAAGAAATATTCAAGTCTGCTTATTTTAAAATTTAGTTCTTTTTCTCTATCTTTTGAATAAGCTTTAAATCTTACACTTTTACTCAATCTTGTAAAAAAACTTTCATCTATCCTTAATTCTTTTACTATATTAGAATTAGTTAATGCACTTATTGACTTGGAGTATTCATTCTGTTTAAACAGCAGCATAAATACTTCAGAATATTCATTAAAATCTATTGAAATATTTAAATTTATTTCTATATCAGCCACTTTAGCTAAAGAAAAATCTATATATATCTCTTTTTCTTTTAAAATATCTGTAAGTTTTTCAATAGCTTTTTCTAGATCTCCACTTGTTGAATTACAGATATTATCTCCAGTTAATATCTTATTAGGATTAAATGTTATTCTGTTAAAATAGCTTTCTTCTATTCCCTCTTCTCCCTGGTATAGAGTATATGAATTAACAATAGAAAAAAGTTCATCTGTAATTATTGTCTTTTCTTTCATTACATTTTCTTTATCTTCTATTAACTTTTTAAAGTTTTTTTCAGTATGAAGAGAAAAATTGTACAAGGAAATTTTATCTATTCCATACCTGAAAATTTTTTCATGGTTTATCATTTCATTTTCTCTTCCTCCATTTCATAAATTTTGACTGTAAATACTTCTTCTATTTGTGATTTTAGTGTTACTTTTTTATTTTTTATCTCCAGTATTTTCTTATGAATCTTTTTAAAAAAAACTTCAATATCTTTTGGAGCTATTATTTTAAAGTTAAAAGTTTTCAATTCATATTGGTATCCATATGGAAGAAATTCAATTCTTTCATCACTTCCTGAAATAATAGCTTTAAGCTGATTCTTTTCTGCTTCTTTTAAAAGCTTTTCAAATTCTTTAAAGTCTAATTCTAAAAACATAGATTCTCCTTAATTTTTATTTTGTTATCTCTATCCATTTCCCCTTCTCTCTTTTTTTAATTAAAAATTCATTGTTTGGATAAATATTTTTTAAATGATTTAAAATTTTTTCAAATTCTTTTTCACAAGTACAATTTTTTTTATCTTTTAGTACAAGACAAGGTTCACCATTTTCAATCTTTATTTCATCTATAACCCTTATCACATATTTCCATACAGGATCTAAATTCATAACTTCTCCTTAAATTATTTTCAAAAAATAAAAGAGCCAAGACTTCAATTACTCGAAGCCTTGACTCAGAAAGTCCTACCTTAAAATTCAATTGTTATTTTATACTAAATCTATTCTCAGTTCCACACTTGCATCCAACTTTAAATTTTATTCCATTACTAGTTACCCTTACCCCTTTTGTAAAAGAAATCTCTTCTCCTGTCTGCTCATATATAACTCTCCCACATTTACAGCAGTTTCTTATTATTTTGTTATGTTCAGTTTTCATCTAACCACCTCGTTGCTCTCTCCTTATTTTTGATGGTATCATATTTTTTATTTTTATACAATAGGTTTAAAAAAGTTCTGTACCAATATTGGTACAGAATTTTTTCAAATTATCTTTTAATTTATTTTATTACTTTAGTGATATATTTTAATTGCTTATCTAAATTTATATATACCCTTGGTAATTTTCTTCTTTTTTTTCAAATCCATGTTATAATAAAATATAATTATAGATAATTACTAATATAGATAAAGGAGAAAAAATGTTAAAAAATAAACCTGCACCATCATTAATAAAATATATGGGTTCTAAAAAAAAGCTATTAGACTTTGTTATTTCAGGTATAAATGAAGTGCTTTTAGATGGACCCGTTTGTGATTTGTTCTCTGGAAGCTCTTCTCTTGCTGGGGCATTAAATAATCAAATTAATATGATTGTAAATGATATTCAAAGTTATTCACAGATATATGCTCACACATATTTGTATAATAAAAAAAGTTCTATTACCAAAGAAAAAATAGATAATATTTTACTTCTAGTAAGCAAAAAAATCTCTGAAAAAGAAGAATTTCTACTAAATTATAATTTCAATTATAATGGAAATATGACAATAGAAGAATTTTCTTCTTTAGAAAAAGCTCAACAAAATTTAATTAATGATTCCTTTAATTTTGATTATCACTTATTTATCAAATATTATTCTGGTACTTATTGGAGCTTTAAACAATGTATAGAGATTGATTCTATAAGAGAAATCGCTGATATGTTCATAGATAGTTATGAATTTTTTCTAATTCTTTCTAGTCTTATGTATGGAATGGCATATACATCCCAAAGTACTGGCCACTATGCTCAATATAGAGATGCTACTAGTAAAAGTTCTATGCTTGATATATTATCTTACAGAGAAAAAAATGTCTTTTCATTCTTTTCAAAAAAATTAATTGAGCTTTTTAATAATATTGAGGATAATAAATATAATTATACTGCAACTTCTCTTGACTATAAAGAATGTTTAGGAAATATTCCAGAAGGAACAACTGTTTATGCAGATCCACCATATTGTTTTGTACATTATTCTAGGTTTTATCATATTTTAGAAACAGTTGTTAAATATGATTATCCTGAAGTAGCTTTTAAAGGAAGATATAGAAAAGATAGACATCAATCTCCTTTTTGTATTAAAACACATGTGAAAAAAGCTTTTAAAGATATGTTTTTTTTAATTAATAAAAAAAATTCTTCCCTTGTTTTAAGCTATAGTGATGCTGGAATGATTACTCTCAATGAGCTTCTTAAAATTGCTAATGAAGAGTTCTCTAATGGTTATAAAATATCAACATTATCAGAATCATATCTTCACAGTACAATGGGAAGAAAGGATGATAAAAGTAGAGATGTAAAAGAATTGCTTATTTTAGCCAAAAAAAATAGAGATTGAATTTCAATCTCTATTTTTTATTATAAATCATTCCTATAAGTTTTTTTATTAATTCCTATAATTAATAATGGACATCCTCCAGCACTTTTCCCTTTTATTCTTGGTAAAAGTTTAGAAAGATGTGTTGAAGAAGCTCCATATTTATTTATTAATTTAGATTTTGCTTTTGGATTTCTTAAATCAAATTCAGTTTGTAATTCTTTAAAAATATCATCTAATTCAGTAGATCTAGTTATTATAATTCCAACACTTATAGCATCAAGATCAAATAATAATCTAAAGTTATTTAAATCTCTATCATAAAATTCTGTTTTATTATTCCATTCAATTTCAAAAGCAATTCTATTTTTAAAACAATCTATTTTATGAGTTGGAGTTTCATATTCTTTTACTCTTTCTTTATCTTTTTCATTACAATGAAGTTTCTCTAAAATGATTTTAGTATCAAACTCAATTTCTTGCCATCCTTTACTATAAAATTTTGAATCTATTTTTTCAGCAATTGGCGATTTTCTTCCTCCAGGGAAAAGAATATCTGAAGCTAAAAGTTCAAATTCATTCAATATATCCAATATTTCTAAAAATTCATTATAAAAATCATTTTTTAATATTGCTACTGCATGTTTAAATTCATGTACTTCATATCTTTCTTTTAACTTTTCTATTTTTTCATCCAATAGTTTCATTGTTTCTCCTTAGTTAATCTTATATAAAAAAATTATAATTCTATATTTTTAAAAAATTTTTCTACATCTTTATCCACATTTTTACTCTTGTAATAAACTAACATTTCTTTTTTATCTAGTGAATCTTCAAATTTTTTCCAATTATTTAGTATAATTTCCAATCTACTTTTTATTTTTGTTTTATCATAAAAATCTACTTGCTTAGAATAAACAAGTCTATAGGCAAATATTAAAGCATTGGTCCCATATTTTAAGGAATATCCTATTTTATCTACACTTGAATCATAATTTTTATTCTTTTTAAAGCTCTCAATTTCTTTAAAAATTAAATAACTTAACCAAATATCATCCATTTGTTCTAAGTTATCATAATTTATTATATTATCCCTTGCAAATACATCTTTTGTTGCTTTTGTTTTTATAGATGGTTCTCCTTTAAATGATAAATATAACTTTATTAATTCATCTCTCTTTATGATTTGATTTTTATTTAAATACCCATCTAAAATTGCTTGTGAAAATTCACCTTTTTTTCTTTCATACAATAACCCATATTCTTCAAAAAATTTTTTTTGCAATTTAATCTGTAAGTCATCATTAGAATACATATCAGAATCTTCTATTGGAGTTTGGTTATTAGTTGATTTTGAAATTTCTTTTAATATTCCTAAATGATCTTCTAATTTACCAGGGATTTCATCATAATCAGGGCAAATAATTTTTACTACAACTTCTTTATTTGTAAAAATATCTTGATCTGGATCTTGATCTGGATCATTGTATTCCTCATATAATGTACTTAATGTGTATGCCGTTTGTCCCCCATTTATGATTTGTGGCTTTGATAAAGTTACTACTCCCCTTCCCCTTTTTCCTGTAGAAGCTTTTACATCACATTGATTAGCAAATATTGTAATACCATTATTGTATAATGAAAATTCTCCTGTATTAGGATATTCTTTAATTGTTTGTTTTATTTTTGAATTAACACTCCCACTAGACATAGCTAAATAATTTCTTGGATTGTGTCTTAATAATGAATTTTTATACTTATTCATTATTCTTCCAATTTCTTTTACAGGAATCAACATAATTGTTAAAACATAAGAACCATTTCTTGTTGTTATATATCTTTGTAAACTTGTTCCTACTCCTTCCTGAATTACTAATTCTATATCTAAATCATCTGCATCAAAAAATTCACTTCTCATCAAAGGAAAAACTAATTCATTATAAGCTTTTTCATAATTAAAAATTTTAGTATTCATCTGAAAATATCTATTTAAGTCTTCTTCTGTTGCTTTCTCTAAGTTACTCAAAATAATAATTTGTTCTTTATAACGTCCTCGATTATTAAGTTTATCTGGATCAATATCTCTTTGAAATTGTTGTATTTTTCCAGAATACTTTTCTCCATTTGTATTTGTTTTATTCCCATTCATAATTTCGTTAATTTCCATCTTTCTTAATTCTCTCAATTCAATCTCTTTATTCTCAAAATTTTTTTCATTTGTTCTAAATTTTGCTTGAATAATATTTATTATTTTCTTTTCAGTATCAATATAATATGCATCTATTCCACCATCATTAGCCCCATCAGTTAATAATCTTTCTCTTTCTTTAAAATCAAATATTCCATACCTTACCATTAAAAATAAATGAATATATGCTCTCGATCTAGCATAGTCTTTCTCTTCTTTTCCTGTTTTATGATAGGTTTTATAAGAACTTGGCGCTTCTTTACATATTTTATCCAGTATTTTTTCAAGCAATTTATATTTATTTATATTCATTTTTTCTCCTTTTTAATGATTTTTTTATTCTTTATTTTAGAAAGTCTATACATATACTTTTTTTTCTTTTTTTAAATTTTTTTCCATTTCTTTTAATTCTTTTATAATTCCTTTTATCTCTTCATTCATTTCATTTTTATTTAAAAATGCTATGAATTCTTTTAATTTTGGTAATTTTAGAGTCATTTGCTTTAGAGTCTCTTTATCTAATTCATAACTTTTTAAAATATTTTCAAAAGTTTTATCAAAAGCTTTATTTAATACATATATTTCACATAACCCTGTGTATGCTTCAGGGCTTTCTGAGTTTAATTCTATTGCTTTTTTATAACTTTCTATTGCTAGTTTCTGATTTCCTTCCCCTATTCTTAAATTTTATTATAAAAGTCATTTTTTAATATTGCTATCACATTTTCAAATTAATAAACTTCATATTTTTATCTCTATCTTTTT